TTCGCTCCAACGGTGGCTTGGCAAACTACAGCGCAAACGATGTCAACTTGTCCGACGAGCGCACGAAGAAAGATATTGTTCCGCTTGGCTCTATGTGGGACAAGTTTAAGGCCATCGAAATCGTCGCGTTCAAGTACAAAGACCAGACGCACGAGGACAACAACATCGGCGTTATCGCGCAGCAAGTAGAGTCTGTCGCGCCGGAGTTTGTAGATGTTGATGGGTTTGGCGATACGCCAGAAGACGGCGTGCCGTTAAAGTCAATCTACACGGCTGATATGTATCACGCCGCCATCAAGGCCCTGCAAGAAGCAATGGCCCGTATCGAACAACTTGAGGCGAAAGTCGCCACATTGGAGAGCAAATAAATGACCATTATCACTTGGAACATCTCTGTCCTCGACTGCCTCCCGCAGTCTGCTGAAGGCGCTGACTATGTAGTCACGGCGCACTGGCAGTGCAACGGCGTAGACGGCGACTACAACGGCAGCGTCTACTCGACCACCTCGTTTGCCGTCGTTCAGGGCGAAGCCTTCACCCCCTATGCCGACCTCACGCAAGCGCAGGTACTTGGCTGGGTCTGGGCCAACGGCGTGGATAAGGCGGCAACCGAGGCTGCGGTGGAGGGCCAGATTGAGGCCCAGAAGAACCCGCCCATCGTCTCGCCGCCGCTGCCGTGGGTGTCGCCGTGATTAACCTCACGCTGACCACGGAAGAAGTCAACGCCATCCTGCAAGTGCTTGGGCAGTTGCCCACCTCTTCGGGTGCGTGGCCCCTTGTAGTCAAAATCAAGGAGCAGGCAGAGCCGCAGGTCGTGAAGGACGGGGAGCCGTGACCACAGTACAAGACCTTGAGGTGACTGTGACCTCTCACATTGATGTTTGCGCGGTGCGCTACGAAGCCATCCATGCGCGGCTAAAGCGTCTGGAGAACCTTCTGATGCGGGTTGGCGGGACAATCATCCTTATCCTGCTGACCGCATTTGGCACGGTGACGATGATGTGGCTGGAGTCCATTAAGTGAAGGAAGAGGGGGCCAGTTCTGTGAACTTCGGCGAGATAATGAAGATGTTGGTTCCCGTCCTGATTGCCTGTATCGCATGGCTTCTGGGACAGGTCACATCTTTCAGCACCCGTCTGACCAAGATTGAGGGTCAGATGCCTGCGCTTATCACGCCGGAGGGGGTGCCGACCGATAGCCCCGTCTCGGCAGAGCGCCGCCAGCGTCAGAAGGAAGAACTGCTCGACAAGATTTACGACCTTCAGATGCGGGTCAAACTGCTTGAACAAAAGGAGAAGGACAAGTGATACCTGCCGCGCTACAAGCCATCCTAACGCCGTTGCTTGGCAACGGGCTTAACCTCGTTGCTAACGCTGTGCTGGCAAAGGGCAAGAAAGTTGTCGAGGAGAAGTTGGGCGTTGAACTAAAGCCCGATATGTCCCCCGAGGACTTGGCGCGGGTACAGATTGCCCAGATGGAGCATGAGGAAGAATTGCTCAAGTTGCGGCTGGAAGAGGACAAACTTGACCTCGCTGAACTTGAGATGCGCCTGAAGGACACCAACGATGCGCGGGTGCGCGAGACGCAGATTGTCACCTCCGACAAGGCACCGCTGCTGAACAAACTCATCACGCCGATTTTGGCGCTTGGTTTGCTTGGCATCACCTTTACGCTCTTTGGCATCGTGCTGTTCCAAGCGAGTCCGATTGACCCTAGCCGCAAGGACATCCTCATCTACATCTTGGGCGTGCTGTCTGCGGTCGCTACGCAGGTTGTCTCGTACTACTTCGGTAGCAGCCAGTCGAGCAAGGACAAGACCGACGCACTCAAGGAGGCCATCAAGTGAGTCTCGTAGCAGAACAAGCAGCGTTCCTGCTGGATGTCGCCAAACTCGTTAACAAGGCGACCGAGTTGGGCTTCGTCGTCACGGGCGGTGAACTTGCCCGTACCCCGGAGCAGCAGGCTATCTATGTAAAGACGGGTCGCAGCAAGACGATGAATAGCATCCACCTCAAGCGATGCGCCATCGACTTGAACTTCTTCAAGGACGGCAAACTGACCTACGACATCCCTGCTCTTACGCCGGTTGGTGAGTATTGGCAGAGCCTCAACCCCAAGAACCAATGGGGCGGGTTCTGGAAGTCGTTTAAGGATGTGCCGCACTTCGAGCGCAGGGTGTGATGGCGAGGAAGGAATCGAACCTTCATTCACGGAGTCAAAGTCCGTTGTCCGACCGTTAGACGACTCGCCAGCCGTTTACCAAGTGTCTCGGTAGCCTCGGCTGCACGCCCAGTTTGGGGGCGGCACGCGGCTCCATTCGTGGTGTCTGCGTGCCTTTAGGTTGCGGAACCAGTTGACGAACCATCTGACCATAGTGCCTCCACCGAGTAGGACTGTGACGGTGACTTCCAATCTCGCGGCGGGTCGCCCGACAGGTGGCTCGGGTCAACCCAATGCAGTTTGTTGTTGGGGTAAGCGATGAGCGGCCCAGCCTCCAGCCGGACAATGTGGTGGTCTTTGCTCTGGTCGCTGACCTCCGACCATCCACCGTTGTGCCAGAAGATGCTGAACAGGTAGACCCCCGGCCTCCACACTCCGTCCCTGCCTCTGGCGCGGACACGGTGACCCCGCAGAAACTCCATCTCCCGCACCTCGGCGTGGCGGCTAAAGGAGTCCCACCAGCAGGCGAGTTCTAAAGCCATTGGGGGGCATGGCTTGCTGACAAGGGCATGGATAGGCACCCTCGCCCATTGCGCCCCACAGGCCGCCATAACGCTAAACATGGGTACCCGCGCAGGTTCAGCCCGGAACCCGAAGATGGTGCAGGGGGTAAACTCCCCTTTGCCCGTCTGGTGGTCATACAGGAATTCGTTGCGGATGTACGCCGGGGTGTACGGCGTATCTACCATGAAGGTCACAGTAGTCCTTCCCGGTTAAGTTGCGCGAGGGTTCGCGCCATGCCTTCAAGATGCAGCAGGCGCACATAGTCGCGGTCAAGGTCGGTATGCGCCCTGCGGTCGATAGCATCGTGGCACGCGCTACAGGCCCATGCGCCAAGTACATCGGGCGACTTCATGCCAATCCCAGATACCCCTGCAAGCCTGTAGTGAGCGAGCACAACCGTTTCAGAATTGTGGTTGCAGACCTCTGGGATACGCACCATGCAGCCTCGCCCTCGGGCTTCTTTACGCAGTTTCATACGACGGCTCCGGTATCACGATGCCCATATCAAGGCACTTTGTTTCAAGAAACAGCAGGTAGTCGCTGAACTCTTGCTTGTTGAGTGCCGACGAGCGGCGCAAGGGTCGCAGGCGTTTCCTGCCAAACCCCTCCAGCGTCTGCCAACCTCCCCATTCCCCCACCATATACTCGTGGATATCGTCGCGTGTCCATCCGCGCAATGCCTCACCACCGCCCTCAAGGATAGACGGGTACACCACGCCCCACAGGAACTTGTTTTGTTGGGCGGTGCGCGGCTTCTTCCACTCCGTAACCTCGACCGCCCATGTCTTGAGCGGGTCAAGGTTAGACACCATCCGCGTTACGACAGATGCCATAGCGTCCGGTCTAGTGCCTCGCGGAAAGATGCGTTTCATCGCTCGGATGCCCTCACCCGTCCAGCCCATTGCTTCCATTCGTGGGCATATTCGACATTCTGGTATTCATCGAACCACGGGCCACCCTCGGTGAAATGCACGCAAGTCGGGTCAGGAACCTGCGCCCGTGTGTGCCAGCCCTCCAAGTAATTAAAGGTCGGCGGCAACGCACCAATGTTTCGGTCGTTTACCCACATAAATCTGTGCAGATACATCCCGGTTTCGCTGTTCACGATTTCGGGTGTCAGCCCACCCATTGACGGATGGCTGCAATTGAACCACATAAACGACGACCAGTTTTTGCGCGGGTATTGGCGCTGTGCCTGCCCGTCCATCTTTGTCAGAGATGTGGGCTTGTAGTCGTGCTGGACACACCACACGGCAACATCAGGATTGTTGAAGTCGAGCAACGGCTTCAGACTGTGCCGTACCAGAAAGTCACAGTCCATGAACAAGGCATTGCCTCTGAAGTTGCAGAGCGCAGGCACAAGGAACCGGCTAAAACTGAACTCCGTGGATGAAAACGGGTCTGGTTCGCGCCAGTACATCCCCATCTCACGGAGGTCATCTAGTCGAAGCGCGACAACCTCTGCCTCCATGTGTTCCAGAATGGACGCACGAGCCACCTCGTAGGCGATGTCCTCGCGGCTATCGTATCCGATAAAGATTTTCAAAACGGCAAATCCTCATCGTCGTTGAACTTCTCGGGATTCTGCTCTGCCATTGTCTTGGGACGCGCAGCCTGCTTCGGCTCAAACTTGAGCGACATAAAAGCATCGCCGGTCTTACTGCTGCGCTTAATCCACGCGCTGATGTTGAGGTCGATATTGTTAAGAACGGCAGAGCCGCGATAATCGGGGGCTTTTTCGTTGCCGCGCTTATCGTTCTTAAACAAAACGCCACGGTTGTTGTTGTCGTACTGCTTATTCACAGGGTCACCTTTTCTAGTTTGTTGAGTTTGTCGTCCAACTCTTGCAGGAAAGTAGTTACCTCCTGCTCAAGTATCTTGATGTAGTCGTCATCACGCGGGACGCGCACGACTAACAATTGCAGCCGCTCGGGCAGGCGCGGGTCGTAGGACACGAAATCGCACCACGGCTTACCGGCACACGCCATCTGCCATTGCATCTGCGTTATGTATTTCTGCGGCGGTTTGCCGTCGAAGATGTATTCCAGATGGGTCGCGGTGTTCGGGCATTTGATTTCCACCAAACCCTCCTCGGCAAACCCGTCAGGGCTGGCACCAGACATCGCAACGGTCGGGTGGTCAATGAAGCCGACATCCTCGACCAGTATTCCGGTCTTAGCGGCGTAGGCGGCTTTGGCGTTCGGCTCCTGCTCTGTCCCCCATTCCATCGCGGCGTTGGTGAACGAGGATGCCTTCTGGCCTGTCAGTCTTTCGACTACAAGGTCAGCCGCGTAATTAGCACGACCTGCGCCATAGCCGGTCTTGGTCTTGGCGATGACATCAGCCACACGGCTGGCTGTAACCTTGCCAAGCCTTGCCGCAAACCAGTCGTCTGTACGCTGTTCCATCATATTTTTAATACCCGTTCAATTTCTGAAACTGTTAATGGGTCTTCACCATCCGGCAATTCTTGGTACAAATCACAACGGTCGTATGCGCTTACAGGTTGTCGCTTTGCTTTTATGTATGGCGGCCAAGCAAACCCGCAAAATCCTTCGTCGTCTTTTTTCTCAACATAAAAAATGCAACTTCCGCAACACCGTTCCCATTGATGCTTGTTCACGCCGCACCCCCATCACTCAACTTTTTCTTGCGTGCGCTGAACGCATCCATGTGCGCTGCGCGGATGGCGGGGTCAAGCGACTTGAAGAGGGCAACGAGCGCAGCAGCATCAGCCGCCGACGCAATCTGCGCCAGCACTTCGGGGTTAGGCTCGGCTTTCTCGCCCTCGGGCAAATCTTCACCGGCAAAAATGTAGAGAGCCAAACCGTGCATCGCAATCGCTTTTGTAAGGCAACGCATGGTGGCGGTGTTCACGGCAAAGGCATCAGGGTCAACGATGGCGCGGTTGCGGTTATCCATCACCGGCAAGATGCAGGTCTTGATGTCGCCCTTGATTTCAACGCTGACCTTGACCATCGCGGTGCCGTTTCGCAGGTACATCACGGGGCTGTTTTCCCACTCATGCGCCGTCCATTGTGCGCCGGGGTCAATCTTTAGCACTTCAGCCCACGCCCACGCCCACGACAAATAAGACAGGTTGCCTTTCTTTTCAACATGGTCGTTGACATTGATTTTCAGAAGTTCCGACATTTCTTGCTCTCCTCAATCATTTGTTTAAGTTCGCGCCGCAGTTCGTTGTGGCGGTCAATATCGGCTTGCGTCCAAGTGAGGATGACCGGCTCGGTGTAGTACCGATGCTCCTCACACT